GAATAACTTATAATTATAAGTATTAGTTGGGGTCTCAACAGTTAATTCCTCAATAGGACCAAGAGCTTCGTTTTCATAAGTTTTATATGAAACTCCATAACCATCTGCCTTTAAAAATAGTTTTTCTAAATCGTCTGGTTTTGCAACATTAAGATATGCATTTAAAATTGCCTCACTCGCATTTTCAGTTGAGGGATATACTTTTTTAATTTTTGTATATGGTTTCTCTCGTAATTCATCAACAGTTTCTGGAATTTTTGATAATCCCTCTACCGCATAATAAACCACTACCCCAATTATAATAAGAGAACCTACACTTACCCCCATAGTAACCCCTTTTTTTCTAACGTATTCTAATACTTTATACCATTTCTCACCTTGGAACGCACTTTTAATTCTACCCCAAATAGATGGTTTTTGAAGTTGTTCAAATAAATACTGTCTAGCTTTGTACTCCCCTTCTGATTTGATTTTACGTTTAGTTTCATCTTCAAAATATCCAAACCAATCAGCAAATTTCTTTTTAGATATTAAAGGGTCACCTTTAATTTTATTTCTAACGGAACTACGAATATTATCATATTGGTCATCAATAGCTTTTGCCTTTGCAATTGCATCTTCCGCTTCTGTCCTTGCATTTTTTAAAGGTTTGCCATACACATCATCTAAAGCAGCCTTTAATTCATTATCGAGGACATCATCCCCAGTTTTAATTTCTTTTACTAATAAATCAAAGTCGTCAGCAGTTTTAAAAACCAATTTAGGAGGTAAATTAGCGCCGCTTTCTATTTTTGTGATAACATTCTTTACGTTTGTTCCCACATTGTCTTTAAACCAAGTTTTTGCAATAAGTTCAGCACCTTCAGGTGTTCCAATAATTTGTTTCATTATTGTTTTTGAAACTGTTTCAACGACTGCTTCCGGAATTTCTTTTTTTACAATTGCCGCTGATAGTTCTTCTAAAGTATTATATGTTTTCGGTATAGTGTTACGATAAGATAAATTTCTTGTTTCACGACTAACAACGTCATCAATTACACTCATCGCGTTGTCATCAAAACTTTTTCCAACATCCGCAATTGCTTGTACTAAATCACCCACTTGTTCAGATATTAAATCATTTTGTTCGAATTGAAAATCTTCAATTATGTCTGTCTTTTTAATACCCATTATTTCTTGGATTCTAAAAAGCTCCTCATTTAAAACTTGTTTCATAATCTTTTTATTTATAAATATACTTTTATTTAAAAAAACAATATATTATTCATCAGAACCTAAATATTGTTCATAATCATCATAGGTTTTCTCTAAAGAATCTCTTGTCGCTATAATTTTAGGATTTGTTAAAGATGACATCATTGGTTTAATTGTCTTTACATCAATTGGCTCCATCTTTTCAGAGTTATCAAGTCCAAGAGTTTTAGATAACTCTTGAGCCAATTTTTCTATTTCATTTTTTTTATTTTGTTTATATGTTTCAGTTTGATATTCCTCAGGTACCTCAAGTCCTGGTCTCCATCTAAAACCCCATGCTTCTGATAACTTTTTATTATCTTCAGCACTACCGTTTGAACCAAACAATTGTTTAACAGTTTCCCATTTATACCCTTCAGCTTCAACTTGTGTTTTAATGTTTCCTCTAATTAAAGGTTTAAAAGTTTCATAACCTCCTTTCGCAGTAAGAGGTAATCCTGCTCCAATAGTACCTGCGGCAAATACTTTACCCGCTAATTGACCTTTAGCCGCTTGATTTAATGCACTTTTAGAATTAGGAGATAAATTACTAACAATTTGTTTATTACCTAATATTTCTTTTGATTTCTCTTTAACCACTTGTTCATATTGTTGACGAACTGCTGGATTTTTCCCCATTTCAGTTTCGAGCTCTTTAAGGATTACATCTAAATTTTCAGGTAAATTTTTAGTGTTATTTTCTAAAAGAGCTTTTGACATTTGAACTATTTCCTCGTCAGTCAAATTACTTATTGCTTGTTTTCCAATATTTCCAAATCCGGCCTTTAGAATTGGTAAATCAAATAAAATACTTAAACCTAAAGTTAATGCCGCCATATTCTTTTCTCCTTGAGCGTAATATACTCCACTATCAACAATCCCTAAACCTAAAGAAACAAACGGGCCAACAACAGGTATCATTAAACTTACAATTTGTAATAATGAAAGTACGTCGTGGATATCACCTGCATTGGCTGTACTCACTGAACCAACCACCTTACCATCTTTCACATTTGTTGCACCAATAAAAAAGTCGTCTTTTTTAGCAGAATCTAGAGCAGTTATAATTTTTTTAACATTACCCCCAAAACCATACGCTTTAATTACTTCAGCGTAAGACGGAATATAACCGGTATATCTATTAATTGATGTTCTAGACAATCTACCAGCACTTGATGTCAATTTTCCATAATTTATTTTATAAAACGGTTTATATACCGCTAAATCTTGATTATAACACAAAAATTTATATATATGTTTTTGAGGAGCATTCCCTGTGTTAGTTTTTATATCACCAGTCTTAGGACATTCCCATCCAGACTTTTCATATCCGTAAGTGTCCGCAATAACTCCATTAACAGTTGATTTTTTCCATCCGCAAGCTATTGCTCTTTTTTGTAGTTCAGTCCCATCAAATCTTGGTTCAGTACTTTGTTCATTAATTGCTTTTGTAAGTTTACCAGATTTAATATCAGGTAAATAACGTGATATTAAATCTTGAAGAGACATTTCTTTCCCATTATAATTTACCGATAATTTGTTTTTTTCACAACCACCTTCATATCCCGATTTATTCAAATATAAGTTAGTGAATTTCCATACTTCAACCATTTCAGCCAACCACACTGCAAAAACTGCATACCATTCATCTTGTGTTTTAACTATAAAGGTTGGTATATTCCATTCACCACCGTAACCTGTTCCTAATGATTGTGCTAAATTTCTTTGTTTAGAATCTGAAAGACGACAATATCCTTTTTTTCCTTTGTAAGTTTCATTACCATCTAAATTGTTAGGTTCCCATTGGAAATCTTTAACCGTACCTCTATTACAGTAATCGTTCCCTGTTTTATAATCATCCGCCGCAAGTCCTTTTCTTATTATTCCCTGGCTAGCTTCAAGTGCTTTCTCATTTTCTATTTCTGCAGGACTTTTGGGTTTGAAGGTTTGTTCTGAAACAATTTCAGTATTTTCAGTGAGCGTCATTTCGTTGTTATATTTCATTAACAACAATACTCTTTCTAATAATTCTTTTTTCTTATTTTCCATATTACCAAACTTGATTTCCAACACCACGTTTAACACCTGATTGCCATTTTTCACCTTTCTTACCTAACATGTTGGCTTTACCACGAGTTAAAACATATAACTCATCCCAATTACTACCTCTTTTATTTGTGTTAGATGTTGCACCTCCACCACCGCCAGCCGCAGCGTCTTGTTCCCCAAGTTCATTTTTATCACCTCTGTTTTTGTCAGATGTTGTTAATTTTTGAAATAGGGAAATTATGTAATCAACGTCGTGTATCATTATTACATAAATATAACTCTACCAATAAAAAAGTGGATAATTTAGAACAAGAAGGACGGTGGAATTTTTTTTGGATTGTTTGAATAATATTCTTCCATAAATGATGTCAGTTCATCTGTATCAACCTCATATTCTTTTTCATCTGACGCTTCCTCGTCAATTATAAGTTCATCAGTATCTTCTTCATATATAATTGGGAAATCACTTGATTCATAATCATAGTTTTCCAAAATGAAAAAACCGGACTTTTCAATAAAGTCCAGTTCAAATTCATGTTCTCTAATTTCATCATCACCATCTTCCTCTAATCTGAAACTAACCTGTAGTATTTCAGATTTTGGATTATAGTAATAATCAACTATTTCTTTGATGTTCATTTTACAAAATTCTCTTAAACCAATTTAATGATTCGCTGATATTTTCTTGTACTAATGGAGCCTTTGATTTTAATTTAATACTTTCCTCAAGTTCTTCCATAGTATATCCTTTTCCACACTCACATGTTTCACCCTCTTTCATTTCAGTTCCACATTGCTCACATTGTTCTCCCTCTTTCATAGATGAACACTGTTCACACATTTCACCTTCATATAAACCATTACACTCATCACAAACTTTTTTAAGTTTTCGGTTAACTTCTTTGTTTGTATATTCTTTAACTTCACCCATATTAGATACAGTAATTCCTTTTTCATCTAACGCCAAATTTTCCACGTTAAGGATTTGTTCTTTTGGTGTGTTAAACCCACGACTAACATATCCATCATACTGACTTCTATGTCTATCTTGTATTGATTGTTTTTCTTCTTCAGTAATATTTAAAAAAAATGCGTTTCTCATATATAATTGTTTTCTAAATAAATATACGGTTGATTGAATAATATTAATTTATTATATTTTACACATGGAAAAACCTTATCAACTATTACAACCAGTTTTTAAAGACCATCGTGGGTCTTTTACCCCAATTAAACTTTCTGACAAGTGGGTTCAATCAAACATTAGTATAAACGACGATATATTTGTCTTTCGTGGGCTACACTATCAAGATGAACCAATGGCTCAAACAAAACTTTTATCGGTTATCCAAGGAAAAATAATTGATTTTGTTGTTAACTTGGATAAAGAAAGTGAGGACTTTGGTAAACTTGAAACATTTGTTTTAACCTCAGGTGAATCGGTATATATTCCAAAAGGTTACGCTCACGGATTTTTGACACTTCAAAGTGGAACAGTTGTTAACTACTTAGTAGATAATGATTATTCTAAAGAACACGAAGGATGTATTCAATGGGACACCGTAGAAGAAGTAAAAGATATTATTACCAAATACATGAGAGGTTTTAACTTTAAAGTTAGAATTAGTGATAAAGACACCGAAGGAATCACATTAGAACAATATAAAAACAAATGACAAAAGAAGAAGTAGAAGAATTAGCCGAAGGAGCAATTCTATTAGACGGATTTGATGATTGTATTACAGGAATTGTTGAAGAGTTTGGTAATGGAGTAAGAATACTTTATTCACGTGATAAAATACTTGAGTCATTACAAAAAGATATGTCTTATGAAGATGCTTTAGAATATTATTACTACAATATTGTTGGTGGACATTTCGGTGAAAGAAATCCTTTGTTTTTACTTTAGAAATAATTTGCGTAAAACGAAATAATTTTTGGAGCGTATCTTCTTAAAGCAGAATTAATATTTTCCACTGTTACTTCTTTATTTTCATCTTCAAGTATACTGATTACTCCGTTTACCATTTCACCTTGAGCCTTATCCGCCATATCAACTAATTCATCAAATGCTTCGTTAGTGTCATTATACTTGTGTTCATGAGCTAATCTTTCTTTACCCATATAAAGATATGGTGCCGCCGCAAACATATTAACAACACTAGCTTCTCTTAATTTATTTAGATATCTTTTTATAAACAACATGTTAAAATGTTTTACTAACATCGCATGTTGTGTTAAATCAGTCGATTTATTTTCTTGTATATTTTTTTTCATTTTTCTTTCTCTCATTTCATCAAACTCAGACTCATACATCCATTTATCCTCATCCAATAAATAAAGACTTGACCCATTGTCCCATTTAACAACATACTGAGTGAATCCAGGGCCACTTTGAATTTTAGTAACGGTTCCTCTATCACCAAAAGATAATTGAGGTTCACCCAAAAGTTCAATGATTACAATTCTATCACCAGGTTTAAGTTCAGGATTTAATTTCTTACTCATATATTTATAAATATAATGAAATATCTAATTAAAGAATCTCAAAAACAAATTATCCTTGAAGCAATAAATGACAGGATTAAAGAAGTTCAAGAGGATGGTGTTGAACTAACAAAAAAGATTATTGAAGACACCAAATCTCACGCTTCGATAAACTTAAAGATGATGCTCACATGGGGAGCGGCAATCGGAGGGTTCATGGGGCCAATTTAAATTGGGTGCAATCAAAGCCAATCAACTTAAAACTGTTTTAGCAGGTTTTTTAAAGAGTTTGAATTTATCGGCATTTACTGTAACAAATATGTTAAGTTACGCATTTTTAGTTCCGATTATACCAATGATATATGATGCTGTTTCTGAGTGTATCTGGGATATGAAAGATACTGAAATGTTAGTTAAATCATTATCAGCATGTGGATTAATAACAATTTCAGGTAATTTCTTAAAACGACTTATGGAATTGATTATCGATAGAATCACTAAATAAAATCAATCTTTAATTCTAAATCAGTTTTTCCTTTAAAAATTCTATGATAAGTTCCTTCAGGGATTAATAATACTTGTCCTTCAGTTAATTCTATTGGTAATTGATTATCCATTTGGAATTTCCACCCTTCACCCTGAACCACTTCAATCAATCTATCTTCTCTATCACGATGCCATTGTAGTTCACCACTATCAACATTGGATTTAAAAACTCTAATCTTTGAAGTTTCTGTTAATTTTCTATCTTTATACGGTTTCATATTACCAAAATCCTGGATAAGTTTTACCACCCCACAAATAACCAAAACGGTTTAAACGACATGCCCAATAACCAGCCGTTAATCTATCTTTTTTCTTAGCACACTGATGTCTTGCAGCAAATGATTTACGTGCTTTAGGATTGGATACCTTAGCTGTTAATCCACCATGAACATCACCAAATGAAATTTTCTTAACTCTACCTGTTGATGGGTTTTTAACATAAACAACATATTTCTTACCACCACCAGTATTTCTTCTTGGTTTACCAAGTTCAACTTTCTTTCCGTTATATTCAGCTTCAGAAATAAATGATTCTTCCATCGGAGTATCCAAGTAAACAACTCTACCACTTGATAATTTAACCTGTGTTCCAAAATCAGATTCAACAAGTTCAACATCATCTTCACTTAATTCAACCATTCCCTCGTAATATAACTCACGAGCTTCTTGAATAACATTAAAGAATTCCTCAGAACCAAATCTAAAGATATTATCATTTAATGGAACTTCATTTGTTATATGATAATTAAGGTGTTCTGAAATAAGTGGTTTTTCCACTGATTCTGTAAGAACTTTTTTGATAAGTTTTTTGATATTCATTTTTTACTTCGTAATAAGAAATACAACCCAAAGAACAATGCTGAAATACAGTAAAAAATTCCTGTGGTAATCCAATAAGAATTTGTGTAATCCAAAATTGCTTTGAACATTATGTCGAACCCTATTGGATTGAAAAACATTGCGAGCATAAGGCAATAAGTGGCAACATTTTCCTTTAGAATTCGTTTCATTTTCGTCATTATCCATTAACGTGGGTTTAAAGTTTATGAACAGAGTTCGTTTTATTTATAAATATATTTGTGTGGAAGAATATTTTGTATATATTTGTATTAATAATTAAATAATCAAGTCCTATGAAAAACTTATTTCTTTCTCTTGTTTTAGTGATGATTAGTTTAGTTGCAAACTCACAATTACCAAGTCATCTCAATTTGCAAGAAATACAAAAGGAATTTATGATTCTTTATTACAAAAGATGTGATAGTTTGGGTCACAAAATAGTTGAAGATAAATCTTTAGTTTGCTTGACTGAATGCCAAGTAAATTACCTTTCAAAACTTGAAGACATTTCACACGAACAAGAGGTAGGTTCTAAGTTTTACTTAGGTAAAACTTTAAATAAACAAACCAATAAAGGATTAGCAAAAAGGTTATTCAATAATTTTTTAAAATCAGATTCTCATAGAGAAATTATGGATGATAAAAAATTAATAAAAGTTAACTTCCAAGTTGGATTAAATAAATGTAATTCAATCTACATTGTTGGTGTTCTTTCTAATCAAACATTAAAATAAGTTACCATAATTAATGGTAACTTATTTGGTCTTTTTTCTTTTTTTCAAAGTGACGTTTTGCGTCACTTTGTGTTTTTCTAACACACATTGAAACTGCGTCGTCACATGATTGAGTTTTTATTGAACCGTGTTTATTACCTCTTCTTTTTTTACGTCTACCTGAACCTCCGCCAGTTAAACTAAATTTCCATTTGTATAGCATTGCCCAATATTTTTGACTTGGGTTTGTTATTTTTTCAGGAGGAGTACTATCTGGTAAAGTTACATCTCTATCACCTGGAGCGTCAACATCGTAAAATATTTGTATTTTTACTGTTGGTCTAACATATCTGTATTTTTCATATGCTTTAGCACCACCTTTATCCGCGGGTTCAGGAGTCCCAAATTCATTTCTTTTCTTTTCTAAAGTTGTTGCTTGTGGTGTATTGGGTGTGACAAAATTATTAAAATTGTAATCAACACCTTTAGGTAAAAAACTATATCCCTTAGGTGGATTTGGGCCAGATGTACCATCACCATTTTGACCTTTAGCATTTATAGTCGTATTACGTTTACCTGTACACCACCCACCTTTTAAATTTTCATAATTTTTCATTAAAAAGTTTTCAACAGTTGCTGCTCTTGCTTCTGATAATTTTTCAAAACTTAAATCTTTGGCCTCACCTTGATTTCTAAATCGGCTAGCACTTGATTCTAAAGAAATACTTTGTATACATATTCCCGCATTAGGGTAAGTTTGTCTAAGATTGTCTAACGCAGTCTTGTATGGTTCAACAAAAGTTTGATAAAATTCATTTTCGCCTGCCGGTTTTAATCTCCAACTATTATTATCAAAAAAATCTTGTTGTACAACTTCGGATGGAATTATAACCGTATCAAGTTCTGGTGGTGTCTCAGACTTATTTGGTAGTTTCTGTTTTGGTAATTTCTCAAGTTCAGAAAATGATTGTCTTGTTCCTAATCTACAGTATTTATATCTATCTCGACCTTCAGAATTTTTTACTTTTTTAATAATATCCGCAGCGAAATACATGTCGTCAGTTTTTATTTTTCCCCATAGGTCGATTTGGTCTTGACCCGTAAGAATATTTTTTACGTACCCATTTTGATTTTCTTGGTAAACTAATGATTGAGCTTCACGGTATAAATCCATAAACTTTTCATTATCTTCAGTATTTTCACCTTTAGATTTAAATAACTCATACTTTTCTGAATAACCACCTTCACCTTGAGTTAATTTACTTGATGACTGAGATATAAATCTTTTTCTATCAGGAGTTTGTTCGCTAATAACTTTCTGTATAATTGCAACTAAATCATTTTCAGTTAACCTAACTATTTTTTTCATAAAAAAACTTTTTATATAAATAGATGAAATTTTAAAAAAAAGTATACTTATTGCTAAATAAATGAAATAATGGCAGCTAAAACAACTAAATCATCTAACTCAACGAAGGTTTCATGCGGAGTTAAGAAATCAGGTAAATCAACAAAGAAATTTACCGCAAAT